GTTGACACTTATCTTAAATGGAATGGAAACGGCCATGCTGAAAGCAACTTCTACCGGTCATTTTGAAGAGTATAAACTGGATACAGGGCAAACTAAAAACGAAATCCGGTATCGCAGTTTGGGTGAAATGGAATTAGCTTACGCCTCTATGCTTCGATTACAGCAGCAGTTAATGACGCGATTAAATGGAAACAGACAAGGCAGAGTTCACAGATTTGTAGACGGTAAAAATTTTATTTAAAATGGCAAACAAGTTCGTAGAGTCGATAAAATTGGCAATTCAAAGTAAGCGGTCACCAAAACCGCTTACTCCTCTTAACTATTCACAGCCACAAGCTTACTTTAGAGTTCCCGGCGCTGGAGGTTATGGTCCTGGAATAGGAATGTATTATAACCGTTGGTCTTTACAGGTTTACGATGGAGAAAAAACATTAGGAAATGCGGGACCGATAACTGAAAGAATCCCAGATCAACAAGCCTTGCGTATTCGTGGATGGGAAGCGTACCTGACTAATGGAACAGTTCAAACAATTGTTAATAAATGTGTTAAATGGGTGGTTGGGCGCGGACTAAGATTACAGTGCATTATTAACGTCGACGTCTTGAAAAGTGAAGGGATAATTTTGTCAGCAGCAGAAGCTCAAAAAATATCTGATCTTATTGAGGCAAGATTTGGTATTTATTCTGACAATAAAATGAGTTCTTACACCGGAATGAAGTGTTTGAATCTAGATGAATCAACGGCGTTTAAAAATGTTTATAATGGTGGGGATGTGCTTGTGGTTTTGCGTTACGTTAAAGGTCAGGTTAAGTATGAGTTGATAGACGGACAACACGTTCGCTCTCAACAAGGCGGGACTGATTTTAACCCTCAAATAACAGAGGACGGCAACCGTATAATGAACGGAGTCGAAATGAATGGACGCGGCGAGCATGTGGCTTATTGGGTGCAAACTGCCAATTTAAATTGGGAACGTATTCCTGCAAAAAATAAAACAACTGGACTAACGGTCGCTTATTTCGTTGGTGGACTCGAATACCGTTTAGACTATTCTCGTACATTTCCTTTGTTTTATGGATTGTTTGAGGTGGTTAAAACGTTAGAGCGATACGACGATGCGACTCTTACTAGTGCAGAAGAGCAAAACAAAATACCTTTTCAGATCACTTCTGAATTAAATAGTACGGGTGATAGCCCTTTTAAGCAAGGCATATCACAAGCCATGCAATTGAGCGCACCTACTGGAATGATACCGGTAGACGAAAATTTTAAGCAAATGCAAGATAAGGTATTTGCTAGTACTAACAAGCAAGTAATTCACAACGTACAGGGATCAAAAATAGAACCTCTAACTAAATCTGAATCTGAATTGTATTTTGGTGAATTTCACGAAGCTTTTTTTGAAATCATTTGCTCTGCCGTTGGTGCGCCTCCAAATGTAATGAAAGGCAAGTATGATACCTCTTTTAGCTCTGCCCGCGCCTCTATAAAAGACTGGGAACATACTTTAATGGTAGATCGTTATAAATTTTCATGGCAATTCAGAAAGCCAATTTACGAACTTTGGCTTCACATGGAAGTGCTTAACAATAAAGTCAACTTACCTCAGTATCTTAACATTCATGCTAAAAACAATGAAATGGCTTTGGCAGCTTACCGCAACGCCGAATGGCTTGGAGATAATGTTCCACACATTGATCCTGTTAAAGAGGTAATGGCGGAGCGTTTAAAACTTGGTGATATGGGCGGAAACATCCCATTAACAACGGCGGAAAGCGCAACCAGAAACGTTAACGGTGGGGACTTTAGACACAATGCCCAGCAAACAGCAAGAGAGGATAAAGAGCTAGATGGATTAGGCCTGAAACCAGAGGCCGAACCATTGGATTCTCCGGGAAAAAAACAGGCAAAGTCTAGCGCTTACATGGAAGCCATGAAACAAGCCTTGATTGACGATCAGTCTTCGTAAATTTTATATTGGGCCGGTTCATTATTAAAGCCAGATTTTATGTAAGACAAAATCAGTTTATTCATTGAAACGTCTTTGTTTTTAGCGATATTATAAATAATTCTTTTTTGATCCAATGAGAGCCCTCTAACTCGAATCCCTTTTGATTTAGATTCGGCATATTTATATTTTTTCCCTGTGAGTATCGTGTAAATTGACGAAGTACTAATTTTTAATTCTCTGGAAATATTTCTATGGCTTTTCCCAAGTGTTATCATTTCCCTTACTTTTAAAATTATTTCTTCGCTCATGGTGTATTTTTGAGGCCAAAATACAAAAAATAATTCATTCGCAAAGTAATTTTAATGCAAAATTATCCATGCCTCAACAGGTTTTATTATACGGTAGCGTTAACTCTTATTCGGCAAAGCAATTTGTCACTGAATTAAGTGCGCTATCTGGTAAAGAAAAAGAGGTACACATTAATGGCGACGGTGGAGAAGTAAAGTATGGGCTTGCTTGTCTTACTAATCTTGCGGCATCTGATAACATTACTTTAATAAATGACGCAGAAGCAAATTCAATGTTTGCATTTATGTTTTGTTACCCTGCTAAATCAAAAAAATGTGCCGACTTTGCCACCTTTGGCTTTCACAGGGCAGCTTATCCTGATTGGTACGAGAATGATCATGAACTTTTTGATGACGAATCGAAGGCTGAATTAGCTAAAAAAAATGCAACTCTTAGGGCAGCAATGGAAGGGACGGTTGATTCTGTAAAATGGATGCAAGAAACGGGTTGTTCGATGGACGAACTATTCTCAATGAACGGTCGTAAGGAAGTAATTGTTGATGCTCAAAAAGCTCAGCGCTTAGGTCTTGTAAATGAAATAATGCAGGTTACTCCAGAAAAAAGAAAAGAAGTAAACGCGTTGAGGCAAAAAATAGAAGCAAAATTTTCAACACCTGCTCCAGAAGCAGAAAATACACCAACTCAAAATCAAATAAAAAAAATCATGACAGTAGCCGAATTTAAAGCCGCTAACCCGGAAGGGTATAACGAAATTGTAACAGCAGAACGCGAACGTTGCGAAGTATGGGCCATGAATGCCGACGTTGATCCTAAAGCGGTAGTTGAAGGGATTGCTTCTGGTAAACACGTGAGCGCTAAACAGCAAGCTGAGTTCATTCGCAAACAAATCAGTGCTGAAATGGCTACCAAAGTGGAAGCTGAAAACGCTCCAGATTTAAAACTTGGAGCCAAAAAAGAAGAAGAGAAAACGGGGGCTGCCAAAGTACAGGAAGCAGCAGTTGAAGCAGTACGTAAATCCTTAAACTTACCAGCATAATGAGCACAGTAACGACAGTAAATTCACAAAGTAACTTCTTAATTGCAATTACAGATGTGTCAAAAATATTTCTGGGAAACAACCAGACAATTGCAAATTCTTACGTAAACAATACGAGTTACGATCCTATCACGCTTTTAGCTGGTACAGTATTGGGCCGCGTTGCGACTACCGGGGTTTTAGTTCCTTCGATTTCAACAGCTACTGATGGAAGTCAGAATGTAGTTGGGATTCTTGGGCAAGACTTATTGGTTGACGCTGGCGATTCTGTAAATGCCCTGGTATTTGTATCTGGTCGTGTTGCTCAGGAAAAAATAATTTTCTGGAAATCAACCGATACGCTGGAAACGGTTGTTGACGGAAGGCAATATCGCGATCAAATAGGAGGCCAAACAGTAGGAATCAAATTAGTTCCAACGGCTCAAAACAGCTACCCTGACAATTACTAACGTTAAAATTATACAAACCAAATGATACAAGAAACCCAACTTTTAGGCCCGTACACTAACGTCATTGCGGACGTTTATAAACAAATGCCGCAAGCGACTAATTTTTTAAGGTCGTATTTTCCTTCTAAAATTGAGATGACCCGTTACATATCTTACTTCGTAATGCGTGACGACGAACAAGTGGCGGTTGACGTTGCGCGTGGATCTGAAGGTAATCGTAACGAATGGAGTATTGCCACTGAAAAAGTTGGCGATCCACTTTATTTCCGTGAAAATTTTGATATCCTTCCTATGCAAGGGTATGACGCGTTACTTAATCCTGCTTTAGCAGTTACACCAGCAGGTGCAGCAGCTTTGGGCTCATTAGTGCGCACCGTTGCAGAAAAACAGGCTTCTATTCGTCGTAAAATTGAGCGCGCAATCGAAATCATGTGTTCTCAGGTTTTAATGACAGGGGTTCTTGAAATGAACATTACAAACGGAAGTCTGCAAGGTACCGGTATCAGTATTGACTTTAAACGGAAGTCTGCATCTATGCCAGATTTATCTGGATCAGCTCCATGGTCAACCGGAGCTACCGATGTATTTGCTCAAATGAAGTGGGATTGTACTTTTTTACGTACGGTTGGTAAAACAACCGACATGGAATTTGATTGCTTACAAGGTAATGCGGTATTTACTGCTATGCTGAAAAACACCACTTTCTTAGACAGACAAAATCTGTTCAACATGAAATTGGATTCAATCAACCCTCCAAAAAGAATTAGCGAAACTTCCGGCGCTGTATGGCATGGACGTTTAAGTGCGGGACCTTACATTGTAAATATTTACACCTACCCTCAAACTTACGATGCAGTAGCCTCAAACGGTACCCGTACAGCTACAAACTACA